CGGCTTCGAGAACGATGACGTGGTGGTTATTTACGGCGGTGATATGGACAAGCTTACAGGCAGGTACTTTCTCGTCGAAAGTATCGACAGCGATACATTCTACATCAAGGACATTAACGATCTGGCCCGCATTGATACTACCAATTACACGGAGTACGTTTCCGGGGGGGCGGTTTATCACGCCGGAGTCACCCTCCCGGCATCGGATATAGAACCTGGGATTGATTGGCATATCAATGATGTGCACTCGGTTTGGTTCGATAACAAGCCAGTGGAGTCGGCTCCGCTTGATAGCCTCGCCTTCCGAGAAGATCTTGTCATAGCGAGCGATGTTCCGGCTTGGTATAGGTATGAACGGTTTGGCTACACCTCGCAACTCAAAGACTACATCAAACACAGGGTTTACTTCCAGCCAAGCGGGACCGCTCACAACGTGATCCTAGAACTTATAAAAGGGTTTGACGACATCGAGACCTGGGATGTTTCAACGTATCCGCTTCATCCGCCCGAAGCCCATGATTATATCTGGCACAAGGCCCTGGCGAATCTGATCACCAACACCGAACGGCAGCGACGGACATTCACCCGTGCGGGGGATGTGGTGGGCGACAACACCAGGGTCGAGATCCTTTATGCTCAGGTGTGGGCGCAAAAGGCGATGGAGGATGAGATCAAGATCGTTGAGTTGAGCCGGAGGCTGTTAGGGCAACGGCAGGGCGGATATTCGACCGGGATAAGGGGTTGAGCAATGATGATGAAACGCTTTGTATTCATCCTCCTCGCGGTGCTGTGCGTTTCGGTAACGGCATACGCCGGGACACAGACTACCTCGACGACCACGGTTTCGACCATCATCGAAAGGGTGCGTCTTGAGATATGGGAGCCTTCGGCGCGTACCGTGTCAAATGACGACATCATATCGTGGATCAATGACGGCATGGTGGATCTCGCCAATAAGACCGGGTGCCTCGAAGAAACGACGATCAGTATCACGATTGTCGAAAACCAGTACACCTACGATATAACCACCGATTTCCTGTCCGTTGAGGGATGCTGGTACGATAGCGAAGACACCACTGACCCGGTGCGAGTCTCAACCCTGATCCGAGCGCCGATCTACAACATCCGTACCGGGCAGGAGAAGGAGCGTGGGAGGCCAAAGGCCTTCACCATTTGGGATAATGACCTGATCGTGTGGCCGATCCCGACAGCGGACCATGCCGGGGACACACTCAATCTTTATGCTGTTGCCATGCCTACATCGGTGTCGTCGGTGAGCGACAACATAGGGACCCCTTATTACCTGGACCAGGCGCTTATCTACTACGTTGCCATGCGTGTGGCACTTAAACACGGGGATAAAAACAGCCTTGAATCCTACAAAGGCATGTACGCAGAAGAGGTGAAAAACGCTTCGGAGAACATTGTAAGACGCAACCTATTACGATAAACACAAAGGAGAACCAATTATGAAAAGATTTTTCAAGTACGGCATGTTCATCGCGCTGATCTTTTTCCTGCCGTGCGCCGCATTTGCAGGATCGCAGGCGGCTTCCGGGGCTTTAGCGTCGGAGATCATAGCTTACGCAAGGTATTACCTCAACGAGCCCAATGAGAATGTGTGGGACGATGACGACGAGTTGCTGAAATGGATCAACCACGGCACTATGGATATCGTCGCCAGGAGCCAATGCCTCGAATACACAGAAGATATCGCCCTGGTGGCTTCTCAACTCAACTATCCCATCATCCAGGATTACATTTTTATCACAGCAGTTATCTACAATGATACGAAAGGCTTGATTAGAGGCAACCCTCAGAGCCTCGGCAACCAGTTTCACGAAATCGGGGAACCAAACGCCTATTTCGTGTGGAATGATGAAATTTGGGTCTATCCTAAACCGGATACCGATGCAGCGTTGAAAAATATAACTTTGTTCGGTGTCGAGCGACCTGCAGAGTTGGCTGCTTTAACCGATGCCATCCTTGTGCCCGCCCATTACGACAAGGCACTTGTTTATTACGTTGTCGCCCAAGCCTTCAGTAAGGTTGGCCAATTCGCCAAATCGCAGTATTTTACCACGCTGTATATGCACGAGCTTGACCGCTACCGCACCGATTACAACGTCATTCCCAAGGAGCCCCTTGAAATAGCGAAATAAAGGAGAGGCCATGATAAGACGTGCAGCAATCGCTGTTACGCTCCTGTGTTTTTTTTGTTTTTTTGCCGTGAGCGCTGCAGCGGATGATCCACTATATCTGCCGGAAGAAATTTACCGATCCGCTGCCCTTGATGCCATCTCCCAGGATTCCTTGGGCTACGGGATAAATCCTGTCGCTATTTCGGGTGACAGTTCCGTAATGGTAGCCGGCGCACCAAGCGGCACCGTCATCAACGATGCCGACGGTGCCGCCTATGTCTTTTGCCGAGCCGAATGCGTCGGATGGCCACAGTCGCAAAAGTTGGCCCCTTCCGTTGCGATCAATGCGTATGCCTGGTTCGGTTTCAGCGTAGGTGTGTCTGAGGACGGATCTTATATCGCCGTGGGCGCTCCCCTGGAAGACATAGGCGGCAAAGACCGAGTAGGTGCCGTTTATGTATATTATTATTCGGGCGGTACATGGGGCCAACAGCAACGCATCCCGCATCCTAGCGCTCAAGAGGTTGCCCATTTCGGGTCCAGCGTGGCAATATCCGATGACGGCGACAGACTTGTAATCGGAGCCAGGGGTGATGACGATGCAGCCACATTCGCTGGTGCAGTGCATGTTTATTCCCGCGCTGGCGCGACGTGGAGCCTGGAGCAAACCTTTACCGGGGGTGATACGGCCGCAGACGATAACTTTGGCGTAAGTGTCGCGATGTCAGGCGATGGCGGCACCATTATTGCTGGCTCCCCCGGGGCCGGTACGGTAGGCGCTGCATATGTGTTCACCCGGTCCGGTACGACATGGAGCCAACAGCAGAAGATATCAGCAGGTTCAAATGGAGATGATTTTGGTTTTCCAGTAAATATTTCTAACGATGGATTAACCACCCTTATTTCTGCCATTGATCATGGGACCAAAGGTGCCCTATATGTATACGATTATGCTCTTGGTTCCTGGAGCCTTGATCAAAAGATTATCCCTGTAGACGCTGTGACAAATGACCGCTTTGGCTTCTCGGCTTCAATCAATGACGACAAGACCCTGATACTTGCGACTTCCCCCCGTGCTGCATCTACCACAGGGGCTTCATACCTTTTTTCAAACACTACCGGGACATGGCTGCAACACGATAAGTGGTTCTCACCATCCAGCACTAGCGCGGCAGGAGATGAATTCGGCTTTTCAGGAGCTCTATCCTCCGACGGCGTTTATGCCGCTGTTGGTTGTCCCGGTGATAATGACGTCTCTGGGGCAATTTTTGTCTCTTATCTAAGCGATGGCACCATCGCTCAATCTCTTATTAACTTTGTGAGATACTACCTTCGCGAACCAAGCCCGGTTGTATGGCAAGATTCGGAATTGCTTGCCTGGCTCAACCATGGCGTGATGGATTTGGTTTCTCGGTCACAATGCCTGCAATATAGCGAGGATATCACCTTGGCAACAGGGACCGGCTCTTATGACATCACAGGCGATTACATCTATGTGGCAGGGGCAATTTATAACGATGCCAAGGGCTTGATTCGAGGGAACACGGAAAGCCTCGGCAACCAGTTCCATGACATCGGAGAGCCGAATGCTTTTGTGCCTTGGGATGATGATGTCTGGATTTATCCCAGGCCGGATGCTGATGCAAACGGGAACGCACTCACCATATACGGGCTTGAACGTCCTGACACCATGACTATTTACAGCTGCCTTGAAATCCCTGAGATATTCGCGCGTCCACTCGTGTATTACGCCGTGGCCCAGGCACTTTACAAAGTGGGGAAATTTTCCAAAGCCAGGGAAATCATGATGTGGTATTTCGAGGAGGCCGACCGGATGAGGATGGATTACTTCACGCCTACAAAAGAACTCGCTGCTAAATCCAAATAGGTGCATGGATGAAAAAAGGAACAATACGTCGTATCGTTTACGTTTCGATATTTTTAGCCGCAGCCTTTGGCCTGTCTTATGGCATTGTTTATCCCCAAGAGGAATATGCGAAGCGTCCACCGTGGGAAACCCCTATCGTAGAGCCGCCGCCGCCTGAATCACCTGAAGTTCCGATGTTGCCCGATGACGCCCCAAGGGGCGTATCTGATTCCCAGGCCAGACACGAAATCGGCACCGGGGCGGGGCAGGTCCCGGCAGCTCCTGATCTCCCAGAGGTCGGGGATGATGTGACGAAGGAGGTGGTTACTAAAGAACCAGTCGCTCCTCCTAGCCTCCCGGACGTGGGAGACGACCGAACCAGCGAGATTCCGGTTAGAGAGCCTGTAACGCCACCGGATTTACCGTCTATCGGAGACGACAGCACCAGGGAAATCCAGGTGAAAGAGCCAGTAACGCCGCCCGATCTGCCCGATGTTGGGGATGACAGCACGAAAGAGATTCCGGTTAGAGAGGCCGTCGAAGCACCTGATTTGCCCTCGATAGGGGATGATACAACAAAGGAAATCCCGCTAAGGCAGCCAGTTACACCTCCGAGCCTTCCTGACGTGGGAGACGATAGCACCCAGGAAATCCCTGTCAGAAAAGCTGTTGAAGCACCGGACCTACCTGATGTTGGAGATGATGTTACAAAGGAAACCCCAACGTCAGAACCAATCGAGCCGCCCGATCTGCCTGATGCCGGGGATGATACAACGAGGGAGATAGTGGTCAAGGAGCATTTGCCTCCTCCCGAAATCACACCGCCTCCGGATGATAAGAGGCCCACGCCGCCGCCTAAAGCCCAGGTTGCAGTGCCCGAAATCACACCGCCTCCGGATGATAAGAGGCCCACGCCGCCGCCTAAAGCCCAGGTTGTAGTGCCCGAGATCACACCACCCCCGGACGATAAGCCGGTAAAACCTGTGCCTCCGAAGGGACCCCGGGCTTTACCTGAAATCCAGGTGCCGCAGGACGACCGGCCAGCTTCACCTCCTCCAGCCAGGGAAGTTGTACCTCCACCGGACGATATCCCTGTCCCGAGGTCGCCTGAGCCGCAAGCGATACAACCAAAGGCCCCGGTGAAACCGCCGCAGTTGCCCGAGGTCGGTAATGATAAGACGCGAGAGATAAGCATCAAGGAGCCGGTCAAAGCACCACAGTTGCCCGAAGTTGGCAACGATAGGACACATGAGATAACGGTGCAACCGCCTGTGCAGCCCCCCAAGCTGTTGTCGGAACCGCCGAAGGATGAGGCCGTTTTCAAATTCTATACCGAATTCAACGGGAAATGGCTGCCAAGTGTTGACCCGCTCGTAATCGGGGCCAAGCATTTCAGCACCCTTACCAACATGCGCTACACCGAAACCGGGGTTGAGGGAATCCAGGGATACAACAAGGTCAATTCAACAGCCCTCGTCTCCCCTGATTCAGATGTCCTGGACCTGCAGGCCGGCTACCATCTATCCACCATTTACGACCAGGACACCTACACCCTCGTGCATGCAACCAGCGGGGATCCGGCTTATGGCTACGTGTATGAGAACAGCACGGATATCGGTTCTACGGGGGATTTCGGAGACCTTCTCTTTTCAGACAGCCGGGAGGCGCTTGGAAATGATAGCTGCTTTTCGGCCGCTCCTCAGCGATCCGTGGCCTACGCGAACGGGAAGGAGGTTTGCATTTGGGCAGGAGAGGAGATGCGATCATCCGCGTTCTTTGTCCTTTCAAGGGCCGAAACAGGGACGCTGACCGCCCTCACATGGGCCGCGACAGGAGATACCGTTGTAGATGATGATGGTTATGATTGGGCGGCAAATGGGTTCCGGCCCGGTCAAAAGGTCGAAATAACCGGCACAACCAGCAACAACAGGACCATGACCATTGAATCCATCAGCGGCTCGACCCTCACCTTTGTGGAGGACCTCGTAGTCAATGAGGGCACGGCTGACGGAGAAGGAGTGCTCAAGGCGAATATCGGGTCAGGCGGTGCAGAAACCATCATCGACTATTCGGATGCCGTTGCAACGCAGCTCGCCGCAGATGGCGGGGTGGCCCAGGTGGGGAACGGCGGTATCGACAGCGATGTCGTCTTACTCCTCCACATGGACGGAGATAGCGGGAGCTCCACGTTCACCGATTCGTCAACCAATACACACACAGTAACATCGACCGACGCCGTGGTCGATGTCGGCACCAAGAAGTTTGGGACAGGCTCAGGGTATTTCGATGGGAGCTCGTATCTTTCCATCTCCGATGATGATGGGGGAAGCGACCACTTTTACATGGGCACCGATCTGTGGACAATAGACTTTTGGGTAAACTGCCATTCCCAGGTAGATCCGTATCTGGAGCTGTTCCGGCATTGGGACGATGCCGATAATCTCGTCATAGGCCGGATCTACCCTACGGGCAAAGTGAGCCTTTTCATCCATGCCGGCGCAGCGGCCCATTCGAGCTTCGATACCGCCACAACCACCGTGGGGTTATCCGAGTGGGCCCACATCGCGTTTATCCGGGGCTGGGGAGATGTTGACAACCAATGGGCGATCACGATCAACGGCAAAGTCGCCGCCACATCCACCACCATGCAGAACTGGCCGGATCTCGCCGCGGATTTCTGCATCGGCGGCCCCGACAGGTATCATACCGGGTACATCGACGAGTTCAGGGTAACAAAAGGTTTGGCTCGATGGACCGACGACTTCACGCCCCCATCAAGGCCCTACACCGACGAGGAATACAATGATTTTCTGGTCATGTCCACCAGGCCCCTTGAAGGGGTCAAGGCGTATGTCCAGAACCCGAACACCGAGACATCAACCCTCACAGGCTATCTGTGGAGCGGCAACGCCTTCAGCGAAATGACCATCACGGACGGGACCGCAGACGGCGGCATCGCTCTCGCGCAAACCGGCGAGATATCGTTCGGCAATACCAAGACGACCGCAACCCCGCTTCATTTCCGTGGTCTATACCTCTATACATACCTGTTTTCCATCGACGCCGGATCTGCCGCGATATCCCATGTGACGGTCAATGCGCCCTTCCAAAAGATCGTTGATATTTGGGATGGCGTCTACAGGCAACCGATCACGTTCCAGGTCTCACAAGATTCGGACGGCCCCTATGACGATTTCACCGCCGATGTGTACGAAACCTCGTACCCGGATCTCCCCATCGGCGCGTTTGTCGGGTTGCTCCCGGCATCGACAAGCGGTGGCCATATCATAGCGATGTTTGACGAGCGTCAGATTGCGCTCAATTTCAAGATCCTGTCCGGGCTTGGGAACACCAATGATGCGGTCCCGACAGTTTATAAATGGGACGGTACGGATTGGGTGGATGTGGAGCTTTTAAACGATTCCACGGTATCGAACCTCAGTTCATGGAAATCCCTCGAAAGCACAGGCTCTTACCATTGGGCGGATCGTGGGGAGGCAGGCGAAAGCCGAGTCAATCTCTTCGGAGTCACAGGCTATGCCTACAAGATCGAGTTTGATGGGGCTTTATCCGGGGCAACCGCTGACGATGTGGTTATCGACACGGTTACAGGGGTCCCGGCAAGTTCCGCGCCGAAAGGGTTTTCGATCACGACTTCTTTCGGGAATCGGCTCCTTCTGATAAATCAGATCGATACCAATGAGGGGGACCGGATTGATTACTGTCTCCCGAATGCCCCCGATGTCTGGAACGGCGAATTGACGAGCATGGGCGGCTATCAGTCCATGTACGCCGGCACAGGGGAACCCATTACCGCGGCAAGGCAGCTTTTTAACCGCTTCGGATCCAACATCTTCTCGACCGTGGTCTTAACCTCGGATTCCACAACCCATTTGCTGTGGGGAGACGGTCCCGAGGATTTCAGGATATACCCGATCTCGTTTACCGTGGGCTGCCCGGCTCCGAAGACCATGGCCGTTGCCGAGGCGGGGTTCGAGATTGCAAACGATGTCAGGCGCAACACCGCGTTTTGGGTATCTCACGCGGGCCCTGTCATGTTCGACGGCGTGGTTATCGCCTCGATCCCCGGTCTTGAAGACTATTTCGATCCCTCAGACAACCTCTATCTCGGTGCGTCCAACATCGCGAACGCAAAGGGATTTTGGAACAGCACCCGGAAAGAATACAGCTTTATTGCGGGGTTCCATTGGTTCACGTACAGCATTGACCGCAAAGCGTGGTTCTATACCAACCCCCCGCTATACCCGAACTGCGCCTTCCCTGCCGTGGGCGATGATGGGAGGCAGTACATCTATGCGGGCTTTGATGATGGCTACATGCGGATGCTCGACTACGGCACGACCTGGGACGGAGCGACCGCCATTGCTCAGAGCATCGAGACCGGAGACTTTTACCCGCTTCAGGATGCCTGGCAGGTCGCGAGCATCGAGGCGATAAAAATCTTTACCGAAACCATGACCGAAGCGGCCGATATGACGGTCAATGTCTACACGAACACCGAGGAATCGACGGCAGAAGAGACCTACACCTACGACCTCAACGATTCATCGACCAGGGTGCAGCAGCATAACCGGAAATGCAATATTACCGGGTGGGCTTCCCGTGTGAAATTCTCTTCATCGACCTCCGCAACGAACCAGGGAATCAAGCCCATCGCCTGGGGCTATCTGGCGAGGAGAGAGTATGAAAATAGCGTCCCTTCTAATTAGCCTGATGATTGCGGCCGCAATCTCCCTTGATAACGAGGCGTGGCTCGAATTCCTTAAAACGAACGAGCACCAGGTTCCGAAAGCCGTAGAGAACCATCGGGCGAATGAAAATCAACACGTTTCCCAGGCTCAGAGACGAGCCATAACGAGAGGTGCGAAATGGCAACAGACCCGTACACATTCCGGAACCACCCCCGATACCAGCAGGGCGTCCAGAAAATAATGGCACTTCCCCCTCATTACAGGGCGGTGCTGTCAAGTCGTTCACTCGATGAGTCCTTTGGTGATGAGGAGCAGCGGAAATTGATGCAGGCGGTTCTCCACGACGCCAATAAAGCGTTGAAGCTAAGGGAGTTGGAGCTGAGGCGTAAAGAGTTGGATTTTAAGACGGATATAGCGAACCGGAAGCTCGACACCGCGATAGCGCAGGCAAAGAAGTCGAAAGTCTTTGATATCGCAAACCTGGGCTTAAGTACGTTTATGGGCTACGGCCAGCTTAAACGGGACCGTGCCTTGAGCCAAAAGTACGACCAGCTTCTTGAAAGTATCGGGAGGAAGTAATTATGGTATCTCAACTTACAGCGGTCATGGGAGGACGCCGACTTAAGCCGTCCTATACCAGCGAGATTTCAGCCAGGGCTAGGTATCTACCTAAAATGACGCAAAGGCGTGAAGAGATCGACCTCCAGAACCAGGCGCTTGATATCGATAAGGAGCGGCTTGAATCCGAGCAAGCGTACCAGACCCGCAGCCTGGCGGCGAATGAGAGGGCCGCAGATGAGGCGATGGATCTGGCAAAAGCGAAATTAGGCCTCAGCGCGGTCATGGGTGCAGGCGGCTTGCGGGACGCGATATTTGGTGATGACGCGACAGGGGCCGTTGCATCCAAAGCTCCGGCGGCGTTGGCTCCGGGATCAGTAGTTTCCCCAGGGGTCAATGCAGGCTTAGACCCGATGGTGGAAGCACCGACTAAAATCGGATCGACACAGTTCAACGTTCCGTCCCTCCAGAACCTCGCAGGGATGGCTGCAGGCGGATATGCGGGCTACAAATTGGGCGGTGACAGCACCGTGGGTAAAGTTGCAGGAGCAGCCGGGGGCGCCCTTATAGGGGATGCTTTGACCGGAGGCACTTTGTATAAAGATGTTGCGAATTTTGCAACAGAGGGCATTTCTACGATATGGGAAGGGGCTAAATCACTTTTCAGCAGCTTCTTTTAAGGGGTGTGATTATGGCGAATGTCAGAGTGGGATGGAACCCACAGAAAACAGCCACAACTAGGATGAGGCGAATGGTTGACAAGGCATACGAAACCAGAACGCCTATCAGAGATATGATATTGGATTCCCCGCTTGAACGCGAGGACCCGAGCACCGTTGAAGCCCTCGATCCGTGGTTGGCTGACGAGCCGGCGGCCCCTGCAGACGAGGATCCTGGAGGCGGCCCTCCTGGCGATCCCGGGCCAGGACCATCGATGTCCGGGGCTGATTTAGTGGGAGCTGGAATGCCTGTCGAGGATGTAGCCCTTTTAGGGCTAAAGGTTATGTCCGCTCCATTTAGGGGGATACCTTCGTTTGCTAAGACAATTGTGGATTTAGAGAGGGATAAACAACTTCAGCAATACGTAAAGATTGCGGAGGCGATAAATGCGGCTGAACAGGCCGGAGAACCCGTAGGCCCCGACGCGGATGTGGCCGATGAAGGCGACCCCATTGGTGCTCCAGTAGGGCCAGACCCCAGTTCCCTCGGGTTGGTTGGCACTGACGCAGATGTCGCTGACAACGACCCTGCCGCTTTTGGCTTGAGCCCATTAGCAGGAACCCTAGGTGGTTATGGCCCCGAAGGTGGCCCTGTTGGTGGGCTTGTAGGCACTGACGCGGATGTCGCAGCAGAAGATGCAGGGTTCAGCGCCCCTGTCGGTCCCGATCCGGCCAGTATGGGACTATTCGGACCGGACGCGGATGTCGCGGACAATATGGGCCACTTTGGGGGTTGGGGTACTGTCGGGGTTGGAAGCGGCGAAGGTGGTATAGGTGCAGGAGGAGGTATAGGCGGGATAGGCCCAGGTATCGGCGGCGGCGGTTTCGGCACCCCCGGCATGCCTGGTGAGGGTGACGCCGGCGAAGGTGGAGGCGGTAACCCCGGCTGTATCATCGTAACCGCTTGCACGTCTAAAGATTCTCCGAAGGTCGATATCACCCGCGAATACCGGGACAAGGTGCTCGATATCGAGACGCTTTCGGGCTATTACCTCATAGCCGCTTTCGTGGTGCCGTTCATCAATAAGTTTAAGATCGTAAAGGTCATTGTCCGGATTGGCCTGGTCGAACGCATTGTGGACTATTGCGCTCATGCCCTGGGGAAACAGGAGAAAAGGAATTACCGGACCTCTAAGTTCGTGACAGAAAAATTCCTTGGCTTCTGCCGGATCGTCGGCAGGCTTGTAGGATGGATCGCTAAATCGTCTAGGATAATCACTTTAACAGAAGAACGAAAAAATCAGCTGTAAAAGATTATCCGGGCCTCCTGGGGGAGCTACAGGCCCAGCGGGTGGAGCAGTGGGGGCACTTCCGCCAGACGTAAAGGCTTCGAGTATTGCGAAAATAATTTCCGTCAAAACTGTTCCAGCCGTATCCATATCAACCCCTCCTCCCTGACTTTTTTTAAAGCTTACACTCAACCCACAATATTTGTCAACTATTAAGGAGAATCAACCATGCTCGAAGGCTACAGGCTGAGATCCCAGGCCATGGACCGGCTCGCCAATACCCTGCAGCAAATCCCAAGGGTTATGGGCGAGAACCGTTTGCGTGAAAAACAATTCGATCTTACCTCAGCCATGACGAAACGAAAGCTCGCGTCTCAGGATCTAAGCGACCGGCTGACCGGGTTAAAACTCGAAGCCCAGGAAATGGCGAACGAGGACCTCAAAGAGGAGCGGAAGCGATTAAACCAACCGTGGGATGTTGGCACCATGCTCCACAATATCGCGGACTCCAAGCACATGCTCTATCCCGTAGGAGAGGACGAAAACGGCCAGCCCCGCGTCGTTCTGGATAACCTGCTTGCTTCCGTTGGCGGGGCCAAGGCGCAGTACGACGAAAAGGACGGCAAGCTCTATGCTGTGATGCCGGATGGTACAAAGGTCACGCAAAAGCACCTCCAACGATACGCCCCGCAATTTACCGCAGCGATGCTCGCCTATACGAACCCGAGACGAACGATTCTTGACGAGGTGGAGCAGATCGATCATCAGGCGCAGCAAACCGGCATGACCCCCGAAATGGCAGAGCGCAGGAAACAGTTGCAGTCTCAAATGGATGACCCGGCGTATCTCCTCGATGCCGAGCTTAAAAATCTCGCGGTCGCCTCAGCAGTTGGAGGGCCTGCGGCACAGCAAGGGATTCAGCAGATACAGCAACGCATTAATAACTATGAACAGGCCATTATGAAGAGGGCCGAGACAGAGGGGAAACGGGCCGAAGGCCAGGCCCTTATTGATCTCCGGAAAAAGCAGACGGAGCTTTACCAATCACAACTCGAGGGGCAAATCCTCCAGAACAAAATAAACGAAAAAGGTGGTAGGGCAACCATCGCTGATCACAAGGAGCGCCTCAAGTCCATATATAACCAAATAGAAAAAACCCGCGAGGTTATGAATAAATACGACCCGACGCACCCTGAAGGCTCGCTTGGGATAGAAGGCCCAGCGACTATTTCAAAGGGGCAGTACGAACGACTCCAGAAAACAATGGATGGGTTGAACCAAGATGTAGCCAATATATATTACCGAACCCTCGATCCCAAACAAAAAACAGAATTTATAGATTCACAGGAAAAAGTGATCGGGCAGATGATTGACGCAGGGGCGACCGATGAGCAAATAGCCTCTTATGTTCATGCGAATTTGCCGCCAGAGGCCCGTGTGTCGATTGCGAGCAAAATAGGGGCCATGGCCGGGGAACCCGCTGAAACACCTCCCGCAGCAAAGACGGCTACACCTGCCCCCGCCCCCAAGCCAGAACCAGTCAAGGAGCCTTCCGTATCTGCTCAGGACATGGCAGGGACGAAACCCACGAAAGCCCCAACATCGGCTGAACCCAAAGCAGACGATGGTCGTTTCCCTGAAACATCCATCCTCGGCCATATCCAACGTAACCCTGGATCATACGCCGTGAACCAAGTCAAATTTATAGCCAGATATGGTGTGTATCACCCTCTTTTGAAAATGAATCCCGAACAAGCTGCGAAAGAGATCACGGAAAGGGGCCGGAAAAGTGGGGTCCCTGAAAAGACGATTAAGGCAGATATCGAATGGTTGCAGGAACAAATGAGGGGTAAATAATGGAAATCGCTCCTGAGCGTGCAGAAAATTTGGCCCGCCTCTTGAACCCTGGCGGTATAAAAACAGATCCCTACTCCGAGGACATCCAGGACCAGGTAAGAGGCAAGACAGAGACCCCCGCGTTGTCCTTCCCTGAAATAACTCCCGAACGTGCAAAATCCTTGCAGTCCATTATAGCTATGCCAGAAGCGGCTTTCCAAGAGCCAGAAGTAGCCGAGCCAAAGCAGGAAATGGGCTTTTTTAAAAGCACCGTCGGGGATGTAGCGGGTGGTATCGTAGACGCCGCTGAACAGGTCGGGCGTGCAGGGCGTGCTCTTCCTGGGGGCGATATCGCGGGTGAAGAAGGAACGGGCATATCGTCAAAGATCATCGGATGGGCCACCAAGTTCAAGAAGGAAAACCCATGGCTTGATGCCAACCCGAACAGGGAAGGTTTTTCTCGGTGGTTTCATGAAGGTGTGCGATCCGCAGCTATGTCTCTTGCATCTCGTGCCCCTGGCGCCGCTGCTGGTGCTGCAATTGGTAGCGTGGTAGGTGCAGGCCCCGTTGGGACATTCCTCGGCGGGCTAGTCGGCTATGCGACTACTGGTGGTACGTTATACGGCCTTGGAGAATTTGACCAGACTGTTGAAGAAGCGGTGAAGGCCGGTGTCCCGAGAGATGAAGCAATCCCTGTCGCTGTAAGGACAGGTCTTTACGAAGGTGGATTTGAATTTTTATCTGACCTTATCACTGCCGGCGCATTAGGCGCCGGGGCCAAGCCCCTGATAGCTCCTGCTGCAAAAGACACGCTAAAAAGAGGCGTCGCGACCCTATTTAAGACCAACGTCAAAGACGTGATGAAGCGCACCGGGGCGATTGCATTAGGCGAGGTGTCAACCGAAATGGCAACTGCCGGTCTCCAAGCTGAGGAGATGAAGCGATTGGGGATCGGTGACGATAGTTTCACCGACGCGGCTATCCATGCCTTCGGGCCGTCCCTCGTAGCCTCTATGATATTCGGCGGTGTCGGGGAATACACCAGGTCTCGCGTCCAGAAGAAAGCCAAAGATAATCTCAAGAACCCGGAAGCAGATATCAAAGACAGGGCGCAGTCTGCTCTTATGGTTCATAAGGCAATCAAGCCAGCAAGTGAGCCGGTGGCCGACAAATGGCTTGATACCGCGATGCGGGCCATTGAAGCCGGTGAAGCGATTGATCTTGATACGCCTATCGAGACCGATCCCGAGCTTGAGAACAAAATTGAAGCGGATAAAAAACTTGCCGAAGAAGCGGTAAAAGCGACATGGGACGAAGTGACCGCCGCCGCCCCAACCCCTCAACCTCAACTCCGAGGGGCCCGCCTGTTCGAGGAAGGGCTTGAATCAGCGCCTCCCTCGGATTGGTCTGCTATGGAAGCAGAAGCAGCGGGGCAACAAGAAGCGCCCATGACCCCGGCATTCGGGCGTTTACCAGGCCAGGGCGCAATGATCGAGGGAGCCCCTGTAAGCCCTGATGATAAATATGAGATAACCCCGAGAGGCCCGTTTTGGCAGGAAAGAATGGATGGGGTGGCAGATCGCCTTGGCGGTCGTGTGGCACCAGAAGAAGCGACTCCTGTCGAAAAGCCGCTCATCGAAACCCCGGCTGAAACGGCAGGGGAGAGAAGCCTTCGAGACAGGCTTGCCATTGCTCTTGCAGGCCGGAAGGGACGGCTTAAATCGAAAGAGGGGTCAGAGGTAGCAGACGACGAGAAAACGTCACCAGCGCCCGATTTGGAAGCAAGAAACGAAGGACAAGAATATGTCTTTCATCGCGGCCAAGACCCACGGACCTCAACCGCCCCCGTAGTCCTTGCCGCAGACGACAAAGACAGGATCACATCTTATGGCGAAAAAGAATATGCCATCCCGAAATCAGCACTTGCCAATGTTCCGGGCTGGGTCCAGCGATATGCTGACAAGTATTACAGGGATCAATATGGAGATGACTACGAAAACTTTATTCCTCCGAATGCCAACCCGGACGACATTGTAAATTCTGCCGATGTATGGGACGACGCTGATTTTGTTGCATCCTTATGGCAGAACAACGAAGACCTTCTATTGGGTATGCGAGATTCAGGAATCGTTGGGTTCAAAACAAACGATGGAGCCGTTATTTTCCCCGGTGAAGATGTTCCGGTAGAAGCTGAAAAACCCCCCATAGAGTCCACGAAACCAACCGAAACACAAGCACCCATACCAGGACAAGGGGTAGAGCCGGAAGTCGCAGAGACGACCCCAAAACAGCCGGTAGAGGCGCCGGAAACGGGTGGAAAAGAACCGTGGAAGATGGGATACGATGAACTGCGAGGCAAGCTATCTAGCATCTACACCAAAGAAGACATCCAACAAGTAAGGGGGTTGCTCTCCGAGCTTTTCCCAGAGCAGCTACGTTCTGACCATGACGCTTGGGGTATCCGTCGGGCCGTTGAGCGAGGGGATGAAGTCCCTCGCGTACCGATGACAGAGCTTTCCCAAAGGCACAAAGCTCTCATAGAAAAAGCCCGCTCCGAAGGCAAGCCCGTGCCCCGCGAAGTCCTTGCCGAGTATCCGGACCTGAAGAAGCCGGAGCCAGCCCCTGAGCCAACGAAGCCCGCGACATCTGCCCCCGAAACAGATTTCGGGGAGAAGCCTCAAGGGGTTGAAGAAACGGGAGAAAAGCGTAAGCCAGAACCCGCCCAAACCCCCGAAGATATGGCTGCCGCTGTCGATGAGTTCTTCGCCAGCGACCTTAAACTTACGGCGACGCAGAGACAAAAGCTCGGGGAGATGCGTAACCAGCTTGAAGCGGAGATTGCCAAACCGGGCGTATCCGAAGAAACAAGGCAGGCCGTTCAGAAGCAGTTGGAGGAAATTGACAAGCGGTTGGAGCAGGCGGAGAAACCTGCAAAGCCGACTTTGGCAGCGAAAGAACGAAGGCAAATCAAGGATATAGACCTCGCACTTAAAAAGGCCAGAACGGTTGAGATGGATTTCGCCTATGACATGGCCATAAATGATAAAGGCGATAGGGTAAGGCAGGTCGAAGCCAAGATTAAAGACCTTGAGGAGCAGAGACGACAAGCATTGCAAGGGGCCGCTCCTTCCGAAACCTCGGAACCCGCCACACCGAGCACCAGCGAAATGTCGTCTAAAGCCCCCGAGCCGAAAGAACCCGCGCCAAAACAAGTATCCGGTCTCGAAGAAAAGCCCATGCCAAGCGTGATGTTGGGAACGAAGGAAACCACACAAACATCATCCGGCAGGACCACGACACCGTTCCCGAAGGTAGACACCTCAACGCCTATCAGGGCAACAAACACCGCCAAGCGGGTCCATAGATGGTTGCAGCGCAACGCGGTGGAAGAAGCTGAAAGCCGAGGAGATAAATTCAACGCCAGGGTTTTTCGTAACGAAACCATTGGGAAAGAAGGATTCCCGCAGGCGTCAGTTGAGTCCATGAACGAATACCTGTTTGGGGATCAACCCCCTGTTGTGCCTTCGGCCCTCAAAGATTTAGCACCGGAGCCAAAAGAGCCTTCGCCCATCGTCTCCCGTGTTGAAAATGCTTTCAAAGGTCGGGAGAGATCAAATGAGTTCGTTAAGATAGGCCAAGAGGTATTCCCTGAGATCCGGCTACAGGAAGCGGAAGAAGCCGGAATGTGGGCGTACCAGGTTGCAAAGGGTGAAGCGACGCAGAAAGAGTTCGACGCCTGGAAGGATAGGATGCGGAGGGAGAACAGGACGAGAGAAAAACCCGCGCCAGCGCGTGAAAAGGAAGATTTAACGACCGCCTGGGATCATGAGCTGACGCAAACCGGACGGCGCAAAGCCGCAAAAGAAGCGGGGTATAGCGACAAGGTAGCCTTCCGATTGTCAAAAACAAAATGGCGACATATCAGTGAGGGGGAAAAAGCAAGTCTTGAGTCGGTCAGAGATAGGTGGGAACCGAAAGAGGAAGCCGCGGCTCCTACCCCGACCCCGGCGCCGAAGGACACCTCCACCATCAAGGCCGAGGACGCGACCGCCGATGACCTCTTGGCCGAATGGGACAGACAAGCCGCGGAGATGGAGACCGCCGAAGCGGAACCCACTCCAGAGCCGAAGGAAACGCCCGTAGAGGCTAAAGAGGGCGACCGTGTTGTTCTCAAAAACTTTGCAACCGGCTACGATGGTCGGCACGGTACTATCTTAAAAGCTGATAAAACTACCTGGACCATGGCCCCTGTTATGGGAGGGCAGGCGCAAAAACGGGAGGATATCCGATACAAGGTAAAAACCGATTCGGGATATGTCGTTGATTTTGTTTCGCCCACGAATATTGAGCCGGAGACAGGCGAGGCTCCCGTTGCCAAACCCGATATCGAGGTGAATCCCGGCGAATGGCAAACCCCCGAGCAGGTTAAATCATCGGCTAAATATGCCCGGGAACAGGCCAAGAGCAAGAGGGCTGCAGCCCAAAGAGCGAGGAAGCCGGAAAGGATAGCCGAGCTTAAAAGAAGTGCTGAACGATTTGAGGAGGCCGCCAAGAAAGACCAGGCCATATATGATGCCTGGGCCGAAGAACATGCCCCTGAAGAATTGAAAAAAGCCGAGACCCACCCCACAGGGAGCCTTGACGACTATGGTCTTGCCGTTGAAAAAACTACAACCAAGAACGGAAAGCAGGTCTGGCAAGTCTCCGGGAACACCAAAGAGCACATGCAGGCGATGAAGGCCGCAGGCGGCAGGTGGTATGGCCCCAAAAAGGTATGGAGTTTTTACAACGCGGATCCAACGCAAGATATCCTTGACCAGCTGCCGAAGAAGGAAACCCCTACCCGCGAAACCCCGCCGGTTACTCCCGCCGAGAGCGAGCCCGTAGGAGAAAAACCCTTTTTCAGAGAGAGTGGACCCGCGCCCGCAAGACCGGCACCGGCACCAACTGCCAGTGAGAAAGCCGGGGAAACCGTTGACCATATTAAAAATGCTATTGACAAATTTAAGGAAATCAATAAAATATTAGGTGAGGAAGGGGCTCTTTCCGGTAAAGAAGTTGATATGTCGAAGTACGAGCTGATTAAGCCCCTGCTTCAAGAAGCGTGGGACGAAATTATGGCGGCCGGTAAAAGCGCCAGGGAGTTCGTCCAAGTCGCGCTCCAAAGTCTCTCACCCAAAGGCAGGCCGTATTTCGAGAAGTTTGTCAGGGAGGAGGTAAGCCATGGACCCGATAATGCTCGAAGGGGAATCGAGGGAGAAAATGCGCCGACAGATGATCAAGGACGCGCTGCAGGAGAAGAACCCGGCCCTGTTTCAGGAATTGAAGAAGTCGAAGAAGTTGCAGATGTTCCTGATGAATCGGGAGAAAGAGATGATGGGAGCGTTCAGGGAGAAAAGGGATCGGGCCTTGGACAAACACGCAAGCGAAAAGAATCGGGAGCAAAACCCGATAAAGTGGGCCGCGGCATACGAAGCCGATCTCCGGAGCGAGTGGGAAGGGATACAGGCAACGTACCTGGAGTTCTAAGCAAAGGGACCGATTATGTAATACCCCAGGGTGGGCTTGAGCGTAAAGGTGGTTGGAAAACCGCCGCCAAGAACAACCTAGACGCCATTGAACTCTACAAAAAAATCCTTTCTGAAAACAGACCTGCCACAAAAGAGGAACAAGAAACTCTCGCCAAATATGTCGGGTGGGGTGCGTCCGAACTCGCCAATAATATGTTCCCGGGTTACGCTTGGGCAAGGGAAGTCCGCCTAAATTCCGCAAGAGAGGGATGGGGGCCTCTTGTAGAGCGATTAACGTCACTTCTCACCGCAGATGAAATCAAGGCTGCAGCGAAAAGCACACAAAACGCTCACTATACCTCCGAGGGAATTATCAGGGGGATTTACAAAGCTCTTAAAAGTTTTGGTTTCGATGGCGGGAAACTTTTTGACCCTGGGTCAGGAATAAGCCATTTCGCAGGTCTTATCCCGAGGGATATCCGCAAAAATACCTTTTATACCGGCATTGAAATGGATCCCATATCTGCAGGTATCGCCAAGCTCCTTTACCCGAATCACCGCATCGTAAATGGAGACTTCACCAAGGAGCTTTTCCCGAAAGACTTTTTTGATGCCGCAGCAGGGAACCCGCCTTTCGCCCCTACGAAGATCCTCGCGGATCCGGAGTATCGTAAACAACGATTTTCTCTCCATAATTATTTCTTTGCCAAATCTATCGACCGGATAAGACCGGGAGGCGTTCTTGCCTTCGTTACAAGCCATTACACGATGGACGCTCAATCAAAGAAAGTCAGGGATTACCTGTCAAAATCGGCTGATTTCATCGGGGCCATTCGCTTGCCTCAAACCGCCTTTAAGGAAAACGCCGGAACCGAAGTTGTAACCGATGTAATATTCTTGAAAAAACGGGTTGAGGGAGAAGTGCCTGCAGGGGAAGCATGGCTTGACCTTGCCGAAGTCGAGGTCCCTGAAGGAACCGCCCTGGTCAATGAATATTTTGCCAATCATCCTGAGATGGTCCTTGGCCGGCATTCCCTCCAGGGCAGCATGAGAGCCGCGAACGAATACACCGTTTTGCCTGCGGATGAAGATATCGAATCTTTGTTTAATAAAGCGGTGGGGAAACTCCCGAAGAACGTTTACAGCCCCGTGCAGTCCGATTCTGGGACTCTTGAAGAACAGGTGTTTGAAAGGGATTACGACCCGAAAATTAAAAAAGAGGGTGGGGTATACCTAACCGATAAAGGTCGATTGAACATCGTCGATTATGGATCAGGGGTCAGTATCAAACAGGCTTATCCCAAGCTGAGCAAAACCGATGAGGCTTGGCTGAAAGATTATGTTGCCCTCCGTGATGTCCTTAAATCGGCGCATTACGATCAGTTGACGGACGGCGAATGGGAGAAATCCCTGAAAAAATTACAAACCGCATATCGCAAGTTCACGAAGAAACACGGCAGGATACTTGAGTATACCCTTAGTACCCGAAAGCAAAAAAACGATGATGGGGACATCGAGGAGATTGCATATAGAAGGTATAAAAACAACAAACTCCTGTCTGTGGATACAGAAGGGTCCAAAGTTGCCGCTCTTGAAAGTATAGACGAAGATGGGCAGATTGTTGAAGGCAAAGTCTTATCTGAGCGTACCATCCGCAAGCCTGAAAAGCCGAAAATCAAGACCATAGGGGATGCTCTCGCCGTATCCCTAAACGAACGTGGGCACCTGGACATTTCTCATGTCGCTCAACTAATAGGTTTAACTGAGGAGCAGACAATAGAGAGCCTTGGCGATATCGTCTACGAGGATCCATCAAAGGGCTTAACCCTGTCGGATGAATATCTTTCAGGCAATGTCGTAAAAAAGCTCAAAGAAGCCCAGGCCGCGGCGGAAATAGATGCCAAATACAAAAGGAATGTCGAAGCTCTCAAAAAGGTGCAGCCTTCCCCCCTTGGTCCGAAAGACATCACGGTTACGCCCGGAGGCCCTTGGATACCTACCCAATATCTAAGCGACTTCGGGAAGCAGGTCCTTCATCTAAGCAATTGCAGGGTTGACCATTATCCTGCCAGCAACACATTCGAGGTGAAAGGTCGGTTTCGGCCTCAGGGGATGAGGGGGCCAGGGGTAGAATTCGGGACCTCTGACCGGGGTCCGAATGAGGTATTCGAGGCTGCGCTAAACAGCAGGGCGATTAAGATCACGCGGACAGATCCTGACACAAAACAAACATGGACCGACACCGCTGCGACAACAGCCGCGAATGAAGCGGTAAAGGCTCTTAAAGAAAGATTCGGCTCCTGGGTATGGGAGGACGGAGATCGGGCAAAAGTCCTTCTTGAAATCTACAACGAACAGTTCAACAACCTTGCGCCGAGGCATTTTGATGGGTCCCATTTAACCCTGCCCGGGGCATCGAGCCTGATAAAACTTTACGATCATCAAAAACGTGCTATCTGGCGGATTATCCAAACCGGCAATAGTTACCTCGCGCATTCTGTTGGTGCCGGTAAAACCTTTGTGATGATATCGGCAGGGATGGAAATGAAGCGGCTCGGGATGATCAGCAAGCCCTTGTATGTCGTGCCGAAGCACATGCTTGGGCAATTCGCTCGGGAATTCAATGAACTTTACCCTATGGCGCACGTCATGGTAGCTGATGAAAAAAACTTCCACACCGAAAATAGACGGCGGTTTATCTCCCAGGCGACCCTTAATAGCCCCGATGCAATCGTTATCCCTCACTCCTCTTTCGGGCTTCTCAGCTTAAAAGAAGAAACCATAGCTCCTGTAAGAGACGATTTCATCGCGCAGCTACAATACGCATGGGAGGAGATGCGGGATGCCGGGGAACCCCATTATCTTGTCAAGCAAATGGAAAAACGCGTTGAGCAAGCCGAGCAGAAATTCAATAGTCTGATCGTTCAGGGGGATAGAGCGGTTGCCTTTGAAGAAATGGGGGTTGACTATGTTTTCGTCGATGAGGCTCACGAGTTTAGGAAGCTGGACTATATTTCAAATCAGAAAATCAAGGGGATTGATCCGGTTGGCTCAAGAAAAAGCACAGATCTTTACATAAAGACACTATGGCTTGAAAAACAAAATCCCGGCAGGTCCCATACCTTTGCTTCAGGAACCCCGATTACAAATACAATCGGGGAGCTCTATTCTGTGATGCGGTTTTTTAACCCCAAGGGGATGGAAGAGGACGGTATCGACCATTTTGACGCCTGGGCATCCAACTTCGCCCGGTCTGCCGTTGGGTACGAAATGAACACGGCGGGGCAATTTAAGCCCGTTGAAAGGTTCTCAAAGTTCATCAATATCCCTGAGTTGATGAGCCGGGTAAGACAATTTATGGATGTCCTTACAATGTCGCAACTTGGGTCCAAGGTGAAACTCCCCAATATCAAAGGGGGGAAGCCTGAAATCGTCGCTTCTGAACCAATCCCGGAGCTCAAGAGTTACCAGACAGATGTCCTTCAACCGAGGATTGAGGCTAGCGAAAGGTGGAAACCATCTCCCAGCGAAAGAGGAAATCCCGATCCTCTTATAAATATTATTACGGATGGACGTCTTGCTTCTATTGATATGCGCTTTGTGCAGCCCGTACCGAATAACCCCGGGAGCAAACTCAATAAGTTTATAGACGGGGTTATCGAAACTTATAACCAAACCAAAGACAACGAATATTTAGAGCCAAACGGCAAGAAATCTACCCGTAAAGGCGGCGTCCAAGTCTGCTTTTATAACCATGGTTTTGGCGCGAATGTTAAGGAAAAACGTGGGTTCGACGCAAGAGCCTGGGTGATGGAGAGGTTAAAAGAAGCGGGGATCCCAACAAAAGACGTTGCATGGATAGACGACTATAAAAACGCTGCGAAAAAAGAGGCTCTTTTTAGAGACTTACGGAACGGTAAGAAACGAATCCTTTTTGGGTCGGCAAAAAAAATGGGGACAGGGATGAACATTCAAACCCGATTATCCCACCTGCATTACCTCGACCCGCCATGGTATCCCTCGGATGTCGAACAACCCCTGGGCCGGATTATCCGCCAAGGGAACCAAAACGAAGAGGTTGATATAAGATGGTATGCGACCAAGGGCAGTTATGACGCGACCATGTGGCAATTGGTGGCCATGAAGAGCCGGTTTATCGAAAAGGCTTTCCTCGGTGAAAAAGATTTGCGGACCATGGAAGATGTCTCGGAAACGTCTCAATACGAAATGGCCTCCGCGATTGCTACGGGGGATGAACGGGTTATTAGGCTGGTGGCCCTTCGGACCGAATTGGAGAGGTATGCGAACCTCCATGTTGAATACACAAACGACCAGCGTCGGTTGGAGTGGAAACGAAGAGATTTAAAATCATCCGTCCAATATAATTCTAGGCTCTTAGAAAAGCTTAAAAAGATGAATAAGCATATCCCTGGTGGGCATGTCGCGTTTGAAACCGGCACGATAGACGGCAAGGTTTACGACAAAAGGGAGCAATTCCGTGATTCTATCATGGTAAGGCTAAGAGATGTCAGGAGCCTTAAAAATGCAGATGAGGAGTATATTGGTTCGATAACTGCCAAGGCAGTAGGCAAAGGCTCTGTTTCTCTCGACATATACCGCGAGGTACGAGGTCGGCGTTCAAACGGCGAGCCTAAATTCGCGGATGTAACCATCCGATTTGCAGAAGGCCTTAGCGAGAGTTGGGACCCGGGAGAGTTTTCGCCTACGAAAGTTATTAATTTTCTAAACAGTCTCGGTTCAAATATCGACAGCACGGAACGAACCCTGCGACAAAAAAAAGAAGAGTCGGCCGAGGTCGAGAAAAGACTTGGAGCCCCTTTTGCGTATGAGCGCGAATACATGGAAGCGGTGGCTGAGGTAGCGCGGCTTGAAAGAGAGCTTGCAGACGAGGGCAGCGGAGAAGCCCTTGAAATGCAAGCAATATCTGAAATGTCCAGGGATGAAGCGGCAGAAAACAGGCGCAATCTTGTGGATAGCTTCATTGAAGATGTTGTAACGTTGCTGAAACCAAAAGATACAAGCGCAAGGATAACGATACAAAACCAGATGGACGAAGCTTCTGATGCAACTTATATCCAAACGGCTTATGAGAAGGCTTTGCCTATCCTTCAGGTCGAACATCAGGAAGCGTTCACCGAGGACTTTGAGGAAAAACTTGATCATCTCCGCGAGGGTTATATCCGGCGTGAAAGTTACCTTGACTATCCCGCTGTCATTGGGAATTACCCGGATTTCCGAGAAAGTGGAATCCGCTTCTCCCGCCACAGCGCGGCCCACAAAACCCCACGACGACCTGTCCGGGCGGCAGCGGTAAGAACCGATGTCAACCGGGTAATAGGTAAAGAGTTCAAGGGGCTTGAGGGGCTCGTTGAAGTCGTGCAGTCTGAAACCGATCTACCCGCCGATGTCCTCGCTCAGATCCAACGCGAGGGGATGGATGGCCAGTATAACGGGCTCAATTATCGAGGCAAGACCTACATCGTAGCCGATAACCTTTCATCGAGGGACGCTGGCAGGGTTCAATTCATCGAGGCCTTGCTTGGGCATGAGGGCCGACATTGGGCGTTTTCTCAGATCATCCCGAATGCTTTTGAGCGCAAGCGGTTTTTCCGGCAGGTGGCCGATAAGTACAAGCAAGAAGTCCAGGCGTATATGGATGAGTTTGAAGAGACGGATAAGGCCTTGGCCGCCGAAGAGGTCTTCGCCTCACAGGTCCGGGAAGGTAAAACCGGGGCGCTGATCGACAGGTTTATCTCAAAGGTCATGCAGTGGGTACGCAAAGTCTTCCCGGGTATCCACATAACCAGGGCTGAAGCCCGGAACCTCATTGAGCGAGCCGAGGCGTTGATGGCAGGGGAACGAGAAACGATAGGCATAAACCAGTTCGCGCAGCCCGTAAGGTACAAGCTCAAGGAAGCCGTCAAGAAGATCACCGACAATCCGGCGTTTGTGCGGTGGTTCGGGAAATCAAAAGTGGTGGATGAAAACGGGGAGCCGTTGGTTGTTTATCACTCAACGGATGCAGATGCGATTGATGTTTTTCGCCCTTGGAATAGTGCTAAGACAATTTATTTCGCTTTCACACCAGAAGCCGCACGGGAAGCGGCTCGTGGCAAAGCGCGAATTGAGCCGGTTTATCTTAAGGCTACAACTCCTGTGAACACAAAGAACACTCCTATGCCCTGGGGTCAAGCTGAAGACAATATCCAGGTGGCTGAATGGCGCGATCAGGGCTACGACTCCGTTTATGTGAAGGATGAGGCCGGCGTTAGCATAGCAGTTTTCCATCCCACCCAAATAAAATCCATTTACAACACGACATTTGACCCGAACAACCCGGATATACGTTTTACTCAAAAGGAAAAATCTGGTAAGATAACATCCATGACCGAGAAGGGGGAAGGCCGCATACCCACCGTATCCCCAAAAAAGGCCGAAAGCAGGAAAGTAATTAAAGCATATCTTGATGCGGCGGGAGATGATTCCATATCTGTCCCTGACGGATGGTATATCCATGGCAGAACGGATAATAAAAATCTTGAAGAAGCAGCCAAAGAACACATTATTGAAACAACGAATAGCTGGGATTGGGCGGATTGGGGCAAGAATGGACGGACTTATGCTATAAAGCCCAAGAAAACCGCTTCAGTATTAGATTTTTCCTCTCAGACGACTTCAGACATCCAAAATTTAATTAACCAAGCAGTTAGCCAATATAAAAACGGCACTTTGCTAGGAGATATCAGGGATTCTATTGAGCTATCGACAGGAACCGAGCTTAATGAAGAGGCTATCGGAAACGCTGTAATAGAAAATTTTATCCCGGAAGATATAGGGCTAACTGCTGGCGCGTATGATGCGAACGAGTGGATTGAATGGTTATTGGATACTGTCGGCCCGGTTGATTTCGTGATAACCCCCGATGGCGGTGTTGTCTTGAACTACGTTGAGATGGATGTTATTCATCTCAATAAATATCTTGATAAACCCCTCCCTAGTCCATCTCGCTCCCTGTTAGAAGGGGAGCGCCTACGCTACCAGCGCAAACCCACCAAGGAAGCCACCGCCTTCGACAAAGAGTACCAAGCCGATACGATTTCCCTTTGGGATACGGTCAGGAAAATCCCCGCCGTTCGAAACCAGGGATGGAAGGAGGGCAATAAACGGGACTTCAAATCATGGCAACGGCTTTTGTCTGTCCCTTCGCATTTCTTCCATGAAATAGCATCCATGGGCCGCGTCTATAACGCAGCGATGGAGAACCAGGACAACCGGAACCGGCTCAAAGACGACATCTTGAAAGGAGCCGATGAAACCTACCATACCCAGGCTCTCGATCTTCTGAGGAAACAAGACCGGCGGCAATACCTCAACCTCAAGAAGTACCTGAAAGACCACGATCAGAACCAAATAGGATACAGGGTAGTCAAGAACCCCGACACTGAGCAATTCGAGCTTTACCAGCCTGGAAGGAAAAAACCGATCGGCAAGTTCGACAAAGAGTCCGATGCCGTTGACGCGATGATCAGGGCTGAGGGCGACGATTACCTGAAGTCCGGTGCGACCGAGCAAGCCGCCAATGCCTTAATGAGGTTCAGGCGGGCGACCAATAACGGCTTTGACATCCTGTTTCAGTCCATGGACGATTTGATTAAGCACTACAAAGAGACCGGGCAGAAGCTACCGACCGAAACCGTACTCATCGACGGTAAGCGGGTGGAAGTTAATTTGAAGATGGCCCTCGCAAAGATGGGCGACATGCGCGGCTATTACTTCCCACGAATCCGAGAACCGGGCCGATACGTTGGGTATGCGACGAAAAAGGGCGTGAACCCTATCCGGAAACATTTTGATTACGAAACCACGCTCGATGCCTGGCAAATCAAGATGCAGCACCAGGGTTACAAGGTCACAAAAGACACACAGAAACGAATGCCGGAGGACGTGTTTGAGATGGCAGGCCAGGTGATAGCCCAGGAAGCCATTATCAATGAAGCGTTCAGCCGGATCAGGACAAAGAGCTTTACCCTTGAGGATTTCGGGCTTGAAGCCATTGATAGGCGGTTGGAAAGCGGTAAACGTGATTTCATGGTCAGGGGGCCGACCACAAAGGAAACGAATGCGTTATTCAAGCGCATGGGTGGGCGCTTCTTTCCTTCCGACAAGGGTGGGGCCAGGGTCTGGCATTTCGAAAACCCAGGGGCCAATTTCGAATCTCGTCTTGCCAAGGCCATAGCATTTGAGAAGGCAGCGGTTGACGTGGATCTCGGCGTTCAGTCTGTTTTCGCGAAAGCCCTCGTTGAACAGGTCGCCAACGTCATCAAAGGCCGAGGGGTCCGGCAACACATGATCGCCCGTAGGGATGCCACCGGGCTTGATGTATGGGAAGGTTACGAAGAAGATCCGGCCATAGCTCTTGCAAAATACGCCCGTGGTCTCGCGGCGGGGGAGGCCAAAAAGATCATGGCAAAGGACATGCTCGCGGCCTTTACCGGAACGGACATATCATGGAGCATGTATCGGGGCATGGAGGAGAATCCCACATATGAGGGATATCTGGAATTTGTTGAAAATCGGCGGGTTGACCCTGTAAACCAGTCCAATGCCTTTAAGGAAGGGAAAACATACATCGAGCACATGCTCCGGAACGATGAGGCCGTAGACCGCTTGACTGGCTCCATCAAGGGGCTTGCGGTCATGAAATATCTGTCCGGCAGAGTATCGGCTCCGCTTGTGAACTTGACGGCGCTGGTGACTTCCGTTCCTGCCTCGATGAACGGCTTTGGCAATATCCCTCTCAGTAAAACGTTCAGCTATCTTTCAAAGGCCTCCCGCTACTACAAGAGATATGCGTTCGGAGACAAGGCGAGCCTCCCTAAAGATGTACGGCAACTCTTCGATGAGATCCACGACAATGGATGGCATAACGCCCAATACAACCGTGAAGCCCTTGCAGTGCTTAAATCCAAAGCCGGTCGGGGGATGGACCGGGTTATTGATTGGGGGATGATCGGTTTCGGGGCGACTGAAAAGCTCAACCGTGTGGCGACCATCGCAGGAGCCTATCTCGGGTTGAAAGATCAGGGAAAAATGGACCATGACGAGATGCTCGAGCTTGCAAAGAAAATCAGCGACCAGGCCCACGCGACGTATGGTAAAGCAAACTGGCCCTTGATCGCGCGGGGGACACATCCGGCAGCGCACGTCATGAAAGCGTTTTATGTCTTTAAAACCTTCTCCCACAACTATCTTCTTACCATGAAAGATCTGTGGGGCGATGGCTGGAACCCGAAGCACGCAAAAGCGTTCACTTATATGGCGGTTTCGCCGGCTATCCTGGCCGGCGCCGGCGGTATGGTTGGTTGGGGAATCATCATGTCCGCTATCGCGAAGGCGTTCGATATCGATGATCCCGAAGAGGACATCTACGCATGGCTCGACGCCAACCTTGGCGCATCGGCTGAAAGGTTCGCACGGTTCGGGGCTTTCGGCCTGATCGGGATCAACCTTAAAGGCTCGCTTGAGATAGGGGTTACGGACCTCCCCACCAACTTTAAAGACCTTTTGGGCGCACCCGGCAGCGTAATCGGGGATGTTTACGAGGGAGGGAAAAGCATTTTAAAGGGGGATGTTGCCAAAGGGATCGAGAGAATTGCGCCTCTTGCTATTTCAGGCCCGCTTAAAGCCTATCGCGAATCCACAGAGGGCCTTACTACCAGGACCAATGCGCCGTTATTTTACGGGAATGAACAGGTGAGCCTTGGGCCGTGGGAGGCGGCATTACGCTCCTTGGCCTTCAACCCGGCACGTATCGCCGGGGTCCGCGAAGAATTGTGGAGCGACACCAAGACCTCTGCCAAGTGGAGCGAACGGAAACGGGACATCAATGCAAGGATCAAAAAGTTTTACCTGTTACCGGCCCAGGATCGAACAAAAGACCGATGGGCCAAGATCCTTGAATTGATCATGGAGTACAACGAGCGCGTGAAACGAACAGGGGCCGCACAAAGAGGTGTGGCAACCTATATCACAGCAAAATCTATCAGGCAGTCGCTTAGGACGTCATTTAAACCATCTCGCCGGGAACGGTTCCGGGCAGCTCGAAAGGGGGATTTAGGATGAAGAAGATTTTTGTAATGTTGATTTTGTTTGCCTTGCCGGGGGTTGCCCAGGCCGCAACTATCTACAGTGTGGCCAGTGATGAGGCGACAAGCAGCGGGTCCATTGTCACCGGCCCCGGCATTCTCGATGGGATCATGCTTAACACCGATGGCACGAACTCTGTCACCGTGAATATTTATGATAACACGGCGGCAAGCGGGACCAACCTGATTCCTGAAGATACCGTGGTTACGACCTCGGCAGCGAACCGCGCAACGGCTATCAGCTTTGTCCCTCCCCTGCGCTTCAATACAGGGGTATATGTCGAGGTTACGACTTCCGGCACGGTCGGATTCATCGTTTACTACAGGATGAGGTGATTCTATGAAAAAACCAAAATTTGTTTTGACGATTGTAGCCCTGGCAACCCTCTTGCCGGGGCTTTTGTTTGCGGGGCCTGTTATCACAACCGGGCCTCTCCATGAGCAAGGGACGGATACTGGGACAACTGCGACTTCATGGACTATCGACAGCGATGGGAACTCCTTCAACATT